GACATTGCAGCTAAAAGGGCTGTAACCTTCGCCCACGCTCAAGCGGAAGCAAATGCAACTGCAATCCTTGGTATTGCTAACGAAAAGATAGTTGCTGGTTTTCCAGGGCTAGTGATTCGTGGTGAAACTGCGATCGCCGAAGCTGGAGCAGCGATCAACGGCTCAGTTCCCGACCTAATGACTGATTCTGTTGGTCGTTTAGTTGTCTGGACTACAGGTAACACCGTTGTTGCTCGTCTGGTTCCCGGTCAAACGGCTGCTGCTGCTGGTGATTACATCGAAGTTTACCCCGTTCAGTTCTAGATTTAACAAACTTTTTAAGGAAGAAATTGAAATATGACTACTCCATATAGAGAGAGTAATTTAGGCGTAAACCAGATTCTGACCAACATTGCACAGCGCTATGTTCAGCCAGAACACGTTATGCGCCTGCTGTACCCCTTAGTTGAGGTTGGATCTATCTCCGGTCAAATTCTTAGCTTCGGTGATGAAGACTACAACAACGTAAATGATGACGTTGCTGATGGCGATAACTACGCTGAGATCGAAGACACCTTTAGTGGTCAGCCTTTTGTACTCAACTCTAAAGGGTTGATGTATAAATTACCAGATCGCAAACGTCGCCAATTAGAGTTCCAAGGGTACAACTGGGGACAACACGCAGCTACTAAGTTGATGGAGCGGGCTTCTTTACTGCATGAAGCTGAGTCAGCAACTAAAGCTACTAATGCTGCTAACTATGCTACTGACAACAAAATCACCCTAACAAGTGGTTCTCAGTTTAACGAAGCGGCTGTAGACCCAGAACCCTTTATCCGCCAAGGTACAACAGCCATTATCAAGCAGATTGGCGCAAAACCCAATGTGATGATATTAGGACGTGAGGTATTTGATACTTTGGCAACCAAGTTTAGTCGTACCTTTACTTCTACAGTTGTAGGTGGTATGCGTCAACAACTAACTGAAGATGTTTTAGCTGCTACCTACGGGTTTGCTAGAGTCCGAGTCTGTGATGCGATCGTCAAAAACGGTCAAACCAAAACCAACCCATTCGGTAAAAACATTGTGATTGCACGTGTTAACCCTGCCGCTCTGAATGCAGATCGTATCCCCTACAGAATTGATGGTTCTATCATGCCTCAAGAGTACAGCTTCGGTTACACATACGTTTACAAAGGTAATCCTTTAATGTATGACAGAGGTCGCAACGATGAGAAGAACTACGACTACTTCAAACTAGATTTTGATCGCTCAGTAGTTCACACAGGTGTTAACAAAACATCTGGATTAATCGAATCTGGATACTTGATCAAAGACGCAGTGGCTTAGGGGGCTAAATGGCAAACTCAATCTACAGAGTTACGCCCCTTGGCGAACCTATCTCAGCAAACGGTGAAAGATTTCTTGCTGGTCAGGAGTATGAAGGTGATACAGAGATTAATCAGCGTTTGGTTGATTCTGGATATGTGGAACTTATTCGTGCTGTGCCAGAAAGAAAAAGATCCTCCATGCCTCCTGAACCTACAGCGTCTACACCTGTTGTAACTAAAGAAACTCAAGAAACAAAAGTAACTACTGAAGAAGCTGAGACTGAGCCTAAGACAACCACTGAAACCGTTGAAACGCCTGAAACAGTTAAACCCACAAGAACATCTCGCAGAGGTAGCAGTTAGTTATGGGATACGCAACTGCTGAGGAGTTTGAACTACGTGTTACAGCAAACCTAGCTATTGACTTAACTAATCTAGACGACCCAAGTGCCACAACAGTTAATTTAACCAGACTGACATCCGTACTTGACGACGCTAGTGGTGAAATAAATGGTTTTTTAGCTACACGCTACCAAGTACCTTTAACAGTTGTCCCAAGCTTCCTAAAGACCTACTGCATTGATATTGCTGTATATCTTCTTTCACGTAATCGTAAGGATGAGGATGCTGTCAGTAGGTACGACAAGATAATTGAGCGACTAAAGGATATAGAGAAGGGTCGAATGCTGCTAATTGATGACGCTACAGGGCTACCTATACCTAAACGTGATCCACTCAACCTACTGGTTGATGAGCGCGGTCAAACACTTAATGACTTCACGGCAAGCTCTAATATAGCCGCCACAAGGTTATTCACTGAAGAATCCCTCTCTCTGTTCTGACTATGATTACTGAATTAAGACAAGCAATAATCGAGAGATTAGAACAGAGATTCAGCAGTCGAGCCAAGATCATCTCTGACGATACAGATGGTGATACTACAGCTAAGTTACAGCATCGAGGCGATCAGATAATCCGAGTAACCTACGCAGGTACATCTTTTGAGCCTCCTACCAGCCCTGATGATGTAGCTATCCAAATAGCTAATCGCTCATATCAAATTTCTGTTGAAATTAGAGACTTGAGAACTGAAGACAAAACAGTTCAACTACTTGAAGATATCCAAGCCAGAATGATGGGATTTTGCCCAAAAGTTGATGGAGTGACAGGACAATTCTACCTGCAAAATAACAACTTTAAGCAAAACGACAGTGGTACATATTTTTACACGATAAACATAGCAATACCTTCAAGGGTATTAAAATCATATGTCTGATGCAAAGTATGGTCTTCGTACCATTACCAGAAGTTTAATTTATCGCCAAGTCGAAGTATCTGACGGTCTAGGTGGTTTTGTTACCGCTTCCCTACCTATTCCTGAAATCGTTGGTGCAGTCTCCTTGGTTATTGACCCAGGTATTCAGCTTCTTGAATTACCAGGTGTGAATTGCAAAGGTGAAGAAGTCATTGAACTAACTGTACCTAAATCACGACTACCAACAATGCAGATAGAATACTCTGTTGGTGCGCCAGAAATGGATTCTTTGATCCACGGTAAAATCATCAGCAGTCAGGCTGACTTTGTAGGTGATGTGTATTTCGAGGCTGTTGCTGATACAGCCAGCATACCTGCAAGAATTAGTGGTCAAGCTGGTTTCAGTGTGACCCCGCAAGCTGCTGCAACTAGCACAGCACAAGTGTATTACGTCGATCCCGTTACGCACCTAGCCAAGAAGCTTGAGATTGCAGACGGTACACCCGCAGGCGATCAAATCACTATAGGTGCGGCTTTAGCTATCACACTAAGTCCTGAGTTGGTTGCTACAGGTGCTATCATCCGTGGCTGGGTTCCCTGTACCTTTACTGCGGCTACAGCCATCACAAATAGTGATGTGAGATTGGTTGGTGTGAAAGCTATGGGTGTTGATTTCGATGGTA